CCATCATCTGCCCCGTGGTCGTCAAGGTACCATCCCTCCCGTTAAGGAAGGCTATCCATTTGTCCCATTCATCAATGATGGGATCGGCATAACCATCCTTAAACTCCATGATCCCCGGTATATACTGTGGATCAAGTAAAGGAGCTTTCGGGAATTTGGCGAACAGACCCTCGGGGACGTACGCCGAAGGTGGTACGTCCTCGAGGAGGAGTTTCTTCGGGCCAAATAACAGGCCGAAGTACTTCCTGTACGGCTCTAGCTCTGGACACATGTCCGCTAGGGTCTCGTACACTGTTCGAGTAAGCCACTCGGGGTGGTAATCTGTAGCGGCAGAGCAGTCCTGGGATTCCCAGGGACCCTCTTCGCCTCTAAGGTCCACACCACGAGTGCCTCCCAAACTTTCCGAAAATCGGGGGTCGCGTATCATTGAAGAGTCAATGACACGCCTCAGGATTTGTTGAACAAGGTTAACTGCCGTTAATGAACAGGTAGGAAACCTTGTCTTCAAACCCCGCTCTTCCGCTACTATGGGAAGGATCGGCACATGTTCTAGATTATCTAGGACATACGCCGTACCCAACCTCAAGTATTTCTGGAAGTGCACACCTGCGCCAGGGAGAGACTTCTCTAGCTCGTCCCATGCACCTGCAAATAGAGCCTTCTCGATCTCTGCCGGAGCACCCTTCTGGTGCCGGAGATGATGAGAAAGCCTCTGCAGATACATACCGTCCGGGTCATCCCGTACGGTAGGTAAGTGCATGGCGCAGTGCTTTTTGTTCAGCGCAAAGCCTAGTAAGACCAAATGCTGCACACCCTTCGTGTGACCACCGTATGCCCTGGGATATCCCAGTGCAGCGTGTCCTGAAGGCATGGTGTACAGCTCCGGTTTCTTTGCCGGAGGCCATCGTAGGAAATACGACTGAACAAAAGGTTTCCAATAGGAAGGCTCAGGAGGTGGTTTGGAGGTCAATCGGCCTACCAAATCCGCCAAACCTTGGCCATCCTTTGGCGCCGGGGGCAGAGAGCGTGCTACGTATGACGCTAGCATCGCGATCTTCTGCTCTCGGAACACTAGAAGTCTGCCGGTAGGTTTTGGTCCTCCATAGTACCAAGACCTACACGCTTGAGCACATTGCTTTACGCGTTTGGCAGCTTCCAGTGGGTGGTATACCAACTGGGTCTTAAACCTTTCCAACCCTTGGAGCCGTCGGCTCTCAAGAGGGGAATAGTGTTTATACCGGGTTAGGTGTACCGCGCGTTCTGTTTGGTAACCAATCAGAACTGCGTCCCAAGTAGCCCTCATAAACTCGAGTACTTCCAGGTTACGTCGATATCGGCGTACCCTGGAATCCTTGGGGTTTGCTTTAACCAAAATGGAAAGCACAACCCGGAGTCTTCTGCCCACAAGGTGTACCACTCGTGTAATGAGAGGTTGGGGGTCCTAGTGGGTGGTTGTACTTTTAGTATGTTCCAC